GCAGTCTTCTTGCCAGAGATGTCAATTTCGACTTCGCCTGAGTCTTCCACTTCAACAATGTTTTGTTGTTCATCCGCGTCTCCTTCTGGAAACTCAAATTCTACTTTTTGAAACGGCATGATAGTTCCTTACGCTCGTGTTACGCCAGCAGGGTCTGCTACAACAGCTTCAATAGAGTCGTCGTTCATCAGACGGTACTCTAATCCACCAACCTTAAATCTCGTGCCTGAATTAGCACGGAACATAACATAATCACCTTGTTTACACCAAGGCCCGCTAGGAAACCGCTCTTTGTCAGAGTACGCTTCTTCGCCCATATCGACCACTAAGCCGATAATTGACATGATATGTTCCTGATTCTTAATCGCGTCTGTCTTCAACAGGTTAGTCCCGTCAAAGGTTTCTTCGATCTGCGGTAACGCGATCAACACCCTATACCCTACAGGCACCGGTAGTTGCGCTTCTAACTCATCCGTAGCTTCAACTGTGTCAACAGCTTCACTCATCGTCATACTCCAAGTTTCGCGAGAGGTCTTCTACATAGCCCAAACAGGTTTCGAGACCTCGAATCAAACCTGTGGTTTCCTTATACATGGAGAAGTCTTTAGCTCCTCCACCACTAAGAAATTGTAGTGCAGAGTCCTTATCGGACTCGATTCGTTCCTTTAGCACGTCTAAGACGGTTTTAGCCATTATTGGCCTCTATTGTTGTTGGAATTCTGCATGGTCTTTAGTAGATCCAAGTCTGCTTTTGCGTTATCTCTGCGGCGTTCCGCAGCCATTTTCACGCCTGCCTTCTGAGCGTCGATCTGCAACTCTTGCTGTTTAAGTGCTAGTTCTGCCTGATCCATCTGGGCATCCTGCATGTTTTCTTGCGCTTGTAGCTGTAGCTTGGCCTGTTCGATCTGGGCGTCTGCCTGATCCTTAGCCGCCTTACGCTGCACTTCTTGCTGCTTGATCTGTAGTTCTGCTTGTTGCATCTGCACAACAGGGTCTTGAGCCTTCTGCTGTGCGGCTTGCTGTGCGGCCTGCTGCTGGTTCTGCTGCGATACCTGAGTACCCGCCGTCGCAATCAGGCGAGCTAGGTTGACTTCCATATCCTCTGGCAGTTCGGCGTTCGGGTTGGGGAGTGGTGCACCCAACTTGTCTTCCATCTGCTTGCGGTACTTGAAGCCAAGGTGCTCAACAATGTGAGCCTGCAAAGATGCCATGATGCGCTGCGCCTGTGGGTTTTGCCCGATTGTCGCTGCGATCATAGGATCTTGTAAGAACGCTTGGTGCGCCGCCATGTGAGCATCGTGATCTTGATAGATAAATGCTTTCATCGGCTTGCCGTTCAGGGCGTTCATGTTTTCACTAACTGGGTCAGTCGGACGTATATCGTCTTCTGTCGGTACCAACTTCTCAGCGTTCTTAACGCCCAGCACTTCGATCATCTGCCTGTGTAGCTGTGGCAGGTCGTATATCTGAGGCGCTGACTGAGCCATCTGCAATACCGCTTGGTACTGCACAACGCGCTGGGCCATCGTAGAGCTGTTTGGGTCGCTGACTGGGATCACATCTACTGACATGTAATCAGATCGACGTGCAGACACTTCGCCACGGATCGGCTCGTATGCGTACTCCTCAGAGGCGTACTCTGCCATGATAGCTTTCAGGAGCTTGAACTCCTGCTTCATAGCGTAGTGTACGCGGGCCTGTACAGCAGCCATCGGTTTCAACGTACGTTCTAACAACGCCAGCGTAGTTCCTACCGGAGCATTGGCTGACATGTCTGAGATGTTCATGTCGCTGATAGCGCCCAGACGACGGCCTTCCTGCGTGATCTGGTTCAGCAGGGCTAGTAGGGTCTGACTTGGCTCCTTATATGGGAGCGGCATGATATTGTCGCGGATGCTGCCTGACGGTATATCCACATCTTTGAACTCACCCGGTTCAATCGGCGTGTCATCACCTTTAATACGCAACCCACGGGCTTTCAAGCCACCCGGCAGATTCGACAATGTGCCTGCGTCCACCAGTTGCCGTATAAGGGACGTTCCGGCTTTAGCGTACCCCCCTATGATATGAATAAGACCAAGCCCATAAAAGCCAAATCCGGGCACGTACACGTAATGTACGAAATGCTGACGCTTCAGAGTTAACGGATCTTCGGGGTTCCAGTTACGGTAGATAGACAGGATCTCGTTAGTGCCACGCTCCAACGTCACCACGTATGGCTTTGCGATCCCATCTTCGGAGTCACCTGACGCCTCAATGACCAGATCGGCGTGTATCTCGTATATAGAGTAGCGATCATCGTCCTGAATAGAGTACCCACCCTCTTCGGCCTTACGCTCTTCAATGTCGGTGTGGTACGCCTGCGGGTCACCCAGATCTACGTCGCGGTAGAACCCACTGACTTGTAGCTTCTTCATCTCGTTCTTAGTCTTACGCATGATATGCGTAACACGTTCTGCTGTTTCGATATGTGAGGCACCGTAGGGCACAACCACATCTTCAGCAGGGATATATAGAGCTACCTGTCGGCCTATGTTCGGATCGAAATAAACTTTCTTGAACGCACTACCAGCCAAGCCAAGGCTGTACAGCAGCCGCTCATGCTCTGGTCTGTACTCCACCATGCGCTCGGTGAGTTCGTAGTTCATATCCGCTTTCACGCGGTTTGCCGCCTCTTCCTTGTCCTTGTCTTCTACGCCAACAATCTTGACCCGTACAGGGCCAGCGGCTGGGAACGTCTCGGACATTGTTTCTGCTTGGAAACGAATTGCCGCTTCAGCGAGGACTGTAGAGTACACGCCACACGCGCCTTCCCACGGGTCAGTACGCTCTTCGTACTTGAAGCCCAGCACGTCCAGACCCTTGACGAATGTGTCGGCCCAGTCTTTGCGGCTGTCGATGTCGGCTGACACCAAACCTACTAGATCATCCGCTAACGCATTAAGGTCTGACTCTTCCATACCTTCAGCTAGGTTTGCATCAAAGGGCATCATGTCGCCCATGTCGGCGTCGGGTATGATTGTGATTTCGACGCTGCCGTCGTCTAGCGTAACCATTTCTGGATTGACAATATCAATCTCTAGCGCCGCTTCTTCCTCTTCACCCGCATCAATACCTTCAGGTGCTGCGTATAAACCTTTTTCTATAGCCATAGTATGTCTCTAGTAGAAGCCGCCTCGCCGCGACTTAAAGTATCTTTGTTCTTCCGGCTCATCTGTCGGCAGTCGTATAAACCCACCCTGCCTAAAACGCATGAGTGCCATGACCGTTGAGTCAACCAAGTCATCATGGCTCATAAACGGAAATCCGGCAATCTCTTCGACTACCTCTTCTGCCCACCGTGTAGGAGGTACCCACACCAAACCAGACGCAACAATATCAGATACTGCATTAAGACGCGCTAACTTATCACCTGATCCTCTGTGGGGCGTATACTCTGATACGGGCAGCCCCATACGCCTCATCTCTTGATACAGTGCCGTACCTGATGACTTCTTCTCCACAATGAACGCATCAGGTTCCCACTCGCTGTACTCCTCCAGCGCCAAGTCCTTCAGCTCTGGAAATTCTAGCCGCTTCTTTATACTGTTCAGCAGGATGATGTGGTACGCATTGTACTCCTCGTTGAGGAACACGCCCCACGTAGTCAACGCCGTGAAGTCTGCGCGGTTGTGTTTCTCTGCCGCCGCGTCCAGCGACATAATTATGTACTCGCATGACGGCGGGTTGTCCTGCTCCCAGATCTGCCACCACTCGCGCTTGACCAGCGCAGCCTCTTCCGCCGTGGGTGTCTGCTGATACTGCGCGTTCCACTGGAATGTAGGCATTGACGCCTTGGTTCGTAGCAGTGCATCTAGGTCGAAGAACTCAGGCCACAGGGGTTTCTCTACGATCTCCTCCGTCTCATCGTCCTCAATCTCCAGTATGGCAGGGAATTCGACCACCTCGTACTCATCAGCGCGGTCATTCTGCGTCATGTCGCGTATAACCCGCCCAGTCAGGTCATCTTGGTGCCATCGGGTCTGAATTATTGCAACACGGCCTCCGGGCATCAGACGAGTACGCGCACCGAAGGTAAACCACTCGTATGCCTTCTCAAATACGGCAAAGTTGCCGTTAATTACGTCCTGTTCCGAGTGTGGGTCGTCCACCAGCAGTAAATCAGCACCACGACCGGCCAATGCAGAGCCAATACCGCACGCATAATACTCGCCACCGGAGTTCGTGTTCCATCTACCGGCTGATTTCGAGTCGCTGGCAAGCTGAACTGTGGAGAATATGGCCTGATACTCGTCCGTAGAGATGAGATTCCGCACCTTACGACCAAAATCCACCGCCAAATCGGTGGTGTGCGACACCATCATCACTTTCTTGTTTGGATTCCGCCCTAAAAACCACGCTGGAAAGAAGATAGAGACAAGTTGGGACTTGCCGTGGCGCGGTGGGATATTCACACAAATCCGGTCTTTGTCACCAGATTCAATCGACATCAACATATTCGCCAAAATCCTGTGGTGTTTCCCCACAATGTAGTCTGGCTGCATCTTCTTACAGAATTCTATCAGGTCGTCGTACGCCGCTTCGTTCGCCTTACGCGATTCCAGCTCATCTACGATGCGGTTTATCTCCACAACCTCTTCATCAGAAAAGGCATCGAGGTTATCCAGCATCTGCTGTATCTCTTCCTCAGTAAAACTGGGAACGGCCTCAGTCATCGTAGCCTTCTTCGCCTTCTACTTTCGCTTCGTCTTCTGCCACTTCTTCTACTGCCGCTTCAACGTCGTCCAGACCAAGCTCTTTCTTGAGGTCTAACACTTCGCCGTCCAGCACCACGTCTTCGTAGTCGCCCTCTGCTATGTCGTCTACTGGCTGTACCAGCTTCTCCAACTTACCACGTAACTTGTCACGTAGATCATCCGTGGACTGGTGTGTTATGGTCACCTCTGACTTCTCTGCGAAGAGTCCTACGTCTGAGATCTTACCTAGAAGTTCCAAAGCTCGTATGCGAATGCGTGGGTCGTCGTTCTCCGACTCCAATAAGAGCTTATTAGTTACGAGGTGTCGGATCTGAGTCGCGCTTTCTGCAACAGAGTGTCCGAACTCTTGAAGTATGTTGTTCGTCAGCACCATAGAGGCAGGGGTGAGTTTCGCCGCCTTCTTCGTAGTAACCTTTTTAGAAGTTTTTTCAGGATCGTCAGCATAAGCCAAAGCAAGTTTCGCAGCCGTGTCTTCATCTTCCGCCGTGGGTTCCAAATCTAATCCATGTTCTGCTAGTTTGAGCGCCGTGTTGCAGGCTGCTTCGGCCCGCTCCTTCAGATCGACTGTGGGGGTGTCGTCTGAAAACGGAACGCCGATCTCAGGTTCTACAAATAAAGTCATGGGTTATGCCTGTAACTTAAACATACGTATTCACGCGGGGAAAATACAATATGGCATCAGAAGATACAAGAACTTGCAAAGTCTGTCACGAAGAGAAACCTATCGAAGCATTCTCTATGAATGGCATATATAGATTATACACCTGCAAGGGCTGTAAACATAAAGCTAAAGACAAATTACGTAACGCTAGCGTTGAGGCGTTCCTTCGATACTCCTTAGCTGGACTCAAGCACAGCCGTAAGAAGCGGGAAGACCTAGAATTCGCCATAACAGTTGCAGACCTAGTAGAGCTGTGGGAAGAACAAGAGGGGCGATGTGCCTTGAGTGGTCTGGTAATGACCCGGCATCGTGGGTTTGGAGAGACCACCACCAACGCAAGTGTAGACCGGATAGACCCAACCAAAGGATACGTACGCTCAAACGTACATCTCGTGTGCTGGCAAGCCAATAAAATGAAGCACGCCCTACCGCTGCCGGATTTCTTCTTCTGGATTCGGCACATCAACGACACCCTGACCCGCGAATAACCCTCAAAACCTAAAATCTAAAAAACTACACAAAAAATTTTTTGCTGGGACTTTTATTTTTGGGGTGGGGGGTTTCCTGTGGGGGGATTAGTAGGGAACGGCCTCAAAAAACCATCAGATACCACCAGAAAATACAAAATGATGTGCAAACTCGTGGCGATGCTGATAATTCGTGCAGATTAGTAATACATGCGCCGTGCGTGGCTGTTAGCAGTGCGCGGGGGTCGGGGGGCGGTGGGGTCAGATTTGCCGGTTTTGTGTATAGGTCATACACAAAAAACCACTATTTGCCGCCAAATACCACGATTTACTTGTGTGTAACACGTCATGATGTTATAATTTGGGGTGTCGGCGGAATGATCTGTCGGCATTAACTTAACAAATCGGAGAAAGGCACTATGCCCAACTTAATTGAAACAGCTACTAATTACTTCAAAGCTGACGATAATGCCCGCGTAATTGCGGCGCGAATGCTCGGACTAAAGCGCAGCGCAGATGGTTCACGCTTCGTGAAAGCCGGAAAACCATTAGTCACAATCGCGGACACCTATGAGAAAAAGGGCGATCCTGAAGTGTACGCGCAATTGCGGACTGGGTTCATCGCATCACGTAGCGCCAGCTTTGGTCGCACGTTTGCGGGGTTTACTTTGGCCGAGATCAAAGGCATGGATCGGGACGCGGCTAAGGCGCACAAGTTGAAGCTATCGGGCGGGAATAAAAAACCCGTCACCAAAGCGCAAAAAGCAGCGGTTGATAAATTCACGGCAGCGCAAGGTAGGGCGCATAACATAGTCAGTAGCGGCATGGCGAACCTTCGCGGCACACTGACTAGCCTGTTGACACCATTCGAGCCTAAGACGGTAGCGCCGAACAAAGCGCCGAAAGCGCAAACCGCCAAAGGTAAGGATAGCCAGACTGGTAACGTCTCAACTGATACGCACGTTGAATCTGGGCCGTTACCTGAAGTTAAGACTTCGCCGGTACCGCGCTCGATTCAACACCCCGTGTTGATTGAACTGGTGAACAAGTTAGCGGCATTTGATGTAGGTCAACAAGGTGTTATCGCGGAAAGCCAAGCAGTGAAAGCATTACTCGAAGGTTTGACGCACACGCTGAATGTAAACCGCATCCGAGCGAATCGCGAAGCCAAATAACCCACCCACCAACCCAGAGAGATCCCCGCTTCGGCGGGGATTTTTTTTGTCTCAAATTCTTTGAGACC